TCAGAATGGGACAAAGAAGAAAAAGCTTTATGGTACAAATATTATCCAATTATTGCTAATAAAGAATTAGCAGATGAACGTGGTTATTTTTGGGCAGTAACAGAAGCGAAAATAGTTGAGGGTAGTGCTGTTGTAATGGGTAGTAATTCAGCAACACCAACACTAGAGGCAAAAGAAGAGCCGTCGGAAGACACTTTAAATATTGAAGCCGAGCAATCACTTCAACCAACAAAGAGAAAATTAAGTATAATCTAAAAATTAAAAATTATGTTTGTTTACAAAAAAACAGAAGAATTGGAAAAATTAACTCCAGTGGAGTTAGACCAATACAAAGCGGATTTACAAGCTCACGAAGCGCAAATCCGTAAAAATGAAATTGATGCCGAAGTTAAGAAACAAGTTGAAACTGCTAAAACAGCCTTAAAAACTGAATTAGAAGACGAAATTGCAAAACAATTAATCGATGCTAAAAAAACTCAAAGCCAAGTACAAGAAACCGAAGTAGTTAAGTTCTTTAAAGAATCAGTAAATACTTATAAAGAAAACGAAAAAGATTCTAAGTTTAGTGCTTCTACTACAATTAAAGCAGCTGCTTTGATGACGACCGCTAACGTTACACCAAACGTTGCTGGCGGATTTAGTCCGTTATTTGGAAATTACATCGATACTGAAATTGGAAGCACTCCTAAACCAGACCTTTGTATTTTGCCTTTAATTACGATTAAAAATCAACCCGGTACAGAATCAATTTGGCACGTATCAAGAGTTAATCAAGAAGGAGACGCTGCGTTTATTGCAGAAGGAGCTTTAAAACCATTAGCAGATGCTGAATGGGCAACAGTAAAAGAACCAGTTAAAGAAGTTGCTGTACGTTGGAAATTTACCAAAAGATTAATGGCGCACGCTCCAAGTGTAGTAGTTGACTTTGCGGAACACGCTAACGAGTTGATGGAACAAAAAATGGATGATGGCGCATTGACAGGTGATGGTACTGGTAACAACTTGGAAGGAATCACTGCCACAGGAGTTGCTTCTGCTTTCGTAGTACCAGCACAATTAGCTGAATATTATGAATTTGCTAACATTTACGATGTTATCAACGCAGTAGCTACACAAGTTCGTTTAGCTAACTTTAAAGGACAGCTTACAGCGGTATTAAATACTGTTTGGGAAGCCAAAATGAAAGGAATTAAAACTACCTATGGCGAGTATATTGTACCTCCTTTCGTTTCTCCTGATGGAACAATGGTAGGAAGTATTAAAGTTGTGTTTAACAACAAATTTCCAGAGGCTAGTATTCTAGTTGGTGATTTGAAAAAATTCAACTTAGTAATGGCTGAAGATGTGACCTACGATGAAGGGTATGAGAATGATGACTTCTCTAAAAACTTAGTTTCTAAGAAATTAGAGGCGTTTATGGGTACTTACATAAAAGCTGGCGATGCTGGTTCTATCGTTTACGATACAATTGCGGATATTTTAACCGACATTGAAGTCCCAGCAACTTAAAAAGTAACAATTTAAAATCAATAAAAATGGCAAAAGAGGAAAAAAATCCCGAAGTAGCAACCTTTTCAAGTAAGGCAATGTTATTAGAAAACGCTGAAAAAGGAACAAAAATTTTCTATGCAGACCGATTGACTGTAGAAATAGTGAAAGAAACTAAACATTACAAAGTAGGGATGATTGTAAGTCCTCACAAAGTAAAAGGCGAAGCACTAATAAAACAGGGAATTGCAAAAGAATATAAAGAACCTAAAACTTAGTAAAAATGTATTTAATAAACGAGGCTAATTTTACACGTGAAATTTCAGTACCGAACTTAACAAGTTCTCAAAGCGGTAACGCTGAAACATTGAATTTATATGCGGATGAAAAGCCTCGTTTGTTATTACAAAAGGCTTTAGGAAATGTTCTTTTTAGTGAGTTAGATTCACAAGTAACAAACGGCATCTTAGATTCTGGAGCAGACCAGAAATGGAAAGACTTAGTAAATGGTAAAGAGTACGATGGTAAAGTTTGGAAAGGGTTGAACTATGACGAGGGAAGCTTTAAAGTTTCGTTATTAGCATATTATACGTATTGGTTTTGGTTAAATGAATTAGATTCAAGTAACTATCAAACACAAGCTAAAAACGCTGATAATATAAACCCAACAAGCAACCTTGTTAATGTTTGGAATAAGTTTTTAGAAATGTATCAAGGCTTAAACACTATTAATTTTCCTGTAGTTAGATACATCAATGGGGCGACCTTTGTTGATTATTTTAACGGTGGTCAAAATAGTAATTATGTAAGCTTGTTGCAGTTCTTAATTGACAATCCTATAGAATATCCAACGCCTCAACTCTATACTTTTGAATTGACTGCTAATTCTAATTCTTTAGGATTATGATAATTGCAAATGCTTTAAAGAGATTATTCGCTGGAGCGACTGCAAATATTAAACTTTTGAATGTTGATAAAAATGCAACTATTAAGTATTGGTATGGAGACCAAAAAGAGTTAATTGCATGGATAACAGCGCAAAATACAAAAAGTACCCCAGATAAATATCCATTGGTTTGGTATGTTTTAAATGAATACACCGAGTATAAAGAATGGTTTGAAACGGATGCTAAACTTGTAATAATGCAAGATACTCGATTAGAAAAAATGAACGACTGGCGGAATAGCAATAGTTACGAGGGTATTTTAGAACCAGTTTGGCAAGTAGTAAAGTCAAAATTAACATCGTCTAACTTTGTTGAGATAATGGGAAATGATTTACCAACTAGATTTAAACTAAGAACCGAACCGAATTATGGAATAGGCACTAACTCAAATGACTTGAAAAACTTGAACAGTAGTAAAGAAAAATCAATACAAATAGATTTGATTGACTGTATTATTGTTGATTTTAGATTACGAATAAAAGCTAAATGTATAAATTAAAAAAAATAAAAAAATGGCAGATTTAACAATTATCAACTGCAACGCACAAGGGCAGATTTTCACAGGATTAACTGAATGTGGAAACTACAATACTGGCGATTATGTAGGGTCTTATGTTTCTAAAAAAGGAACTACAATACCAAATGACGATACTTTTTTAGTAAAACTAAAAGAAGCTATCCAAAAAAACAATCTTATTCCATTAGATGGGTATGATTATAGAAACAATCATGAAGAAAACCAAATCAATACATCAAGTATTGGTAATATGCAACTTCAAAGATTAGGCAAACCAATGTTTGAAATTGATATTACATCTTCAATTTGTGAGGCAAAAGCAATTTCAAAAATAAATAATTCCTCAAATAATTGGGATTTGTGGCACGTATTTGAAAACGCTATTATTTGTGCAACTGCACCAAATGGAAACTTTGTAGGGTTTGATTTGAATGTATTGCACGCTGAAAGCACAAAATTGAAACAAGGTGCTGATTTACAAATGAAAACTTTAAAAGCACAATTAAGAAGTTCAACACAGTACAATGAGGGAATGACTTTAATACCTATTACTGATGCATTAGCGGAAGTAAAGGAATTGAAAGGTATTATTGAGGCTAAGGTTTCAATAGTAATTAATAGCCTTAATACTTTATCTGTTACTGTAACAGATACGTGTTCAGGAAATCCAATCGAGGGATTAACTGCAACAGCAAACTGGACTATTTTAGGCACTCAAACAACACCATCGACAATTGATTCAATCACTGCAAACAGTAATGGTAATTACACTATTGCACTAAATGATAATTTAATATCTACTGATACAATTGGTTTAAAACTAGCTGAAAGCGGATTTGAATCTGTTGAGGTAGATGGGTCTTTTTACGGGGGAAGTTCTAGTTTGTTAACTCTTAGCGCATTGTTACCGTTTATGACTAGCATTTCAGAAATTTCAATTGAAAGTGGAGCAGCAGGTTCATTTCAAGTAGTAGCTACAAATACACCTACTTTATTTGAAATTACAGTAGGAAGTTTGCCGTCTGGAGTTACTATAAATGGAGCAACTGGACTAATCGAATGGGACGACACCGTTACAAATGGAGATACGAATGTAACTTTGAAAATTACAAACGCAAACGGATTTACTTTAAATCCTATCACTATTTCAGCATCTTAATCTTAACTTAACCTAGTTAACACTAACCCTCTCATTAACGAGGGGGTTTTTTATAAAATGGAATTATACTCTGAAATATTAGTAAAGGATTTGAATAGTGTAAAATCAAATATTGATAGTACATTCAACTCTTTAATGATAGAGCAAGAATCAGAAATAAGGAATTTAATTCATAAGCGTTGGTTGTTAGGTAAAAGACCCGACGGTACTAGAATAGGAGTTTATCGAGATACGAAATACAAAGATTTTAAGTACTTTAAGAATCCATTAGCTGGTGGTGAAGTAGATTTAATTGATACGGGTGCTTTATGGAAAGGAATTGAGATTTTCAACACGTCAAAAGGAATTGAAATATTCTCAAGTGATTGGAAGTATAATGAAATATCCGAAAAATACGGCGATGACAATTTCAATATAACCGACAAAGAGGAACAAGAATTAATCGACGAAATATCAACCTTAACAATAGAATTGTTATACAAAAAATACATATTATGAAAGAATGTTTTAGCTGTCAAAAAAATGCACCGCAAACTACAAAAGAATTATTATCTTTACATAAAAAGATATACGAACAAAAAGGGATAGTATTTTGGTTTTATAAAGAATCAGAAAAAAGTCAAATAAAAATTGCAGATGATACAAGTTTTAAAAACATTTTACCAAAGATTAAAGACAATGATGGGGCCGAATGGTGTCATATTTCCGAATTTGGAAACGCTACCAATGATAACGTTTTTGAAAATACTTCAAACCAAGAACCTGAAATTGTTAAACCAAAAAGCAAGTCAAAAAGAGTTAGAAAGCCATTGGATAAAACTTTATGATGAGTTTTGGAGACTAAAAAATAATTCATTAGCAAAATTAATGCTTCGTAAAGAAAATGAATTATTAGTACTTAGAACAAAATTAAACATTCTATATACGGTACATAATGCAATTTTATCATTATCGACTATTAACCAAAATGAAAAAACATTTGAACAAAAAAAGAAGTTAATTGAATTGTACCAAAAACAAACTAAAAATAAAGTCAATATTTTTTGTGAGTATTCTGATTTTTTAGTTAAAATTAAAAGTTCAATAGTTAACTTTGAAAATAATGTAGAAAAGTTAAATAATGAGGTTAGAAGCAAAGGAGAAGAGGAAATTATAAATAGTTTTGATGTCGTTGCTACAGTTGCAACTGCTTTACAACTACCTTTAAACATACAAACTATTTCAGTAGCTGAATTTTTGAGTTACGAACGATTAGCAATAAAGAAAAATAAACATGGCAAAGAGTAATTTTATAGAAACCAAAAAAGCGATTGATGATATTACTCTCGCTATTGACAAACAAATTAATTCCGCTAATGAATTAAACAGTAAAGTTGTAGTGTTAAATAATTCTTATGCTAAATTACCAAGTGAATATATTAAAAACCAAAAAGAAATAGCTCAACTAAATATCGCAATAGCAAAAAGTGAAGCCGAAGTACAAAAAACCATTATAGCTACTCAAAGAGCTGAACAAGCTTCTTTAAATACAAAAATTAAACTTACAAAAGAAGAAGAACGTTTAAGAAAAGAAAAAGAACGTCAAAATGTGGCGTATGAAAAAGAACAATCCAAACTTAATGCCTCACAATCTTTATATAATAAAGTTCAATCTAAACTTAATGCTTTATCATCTGAATATAAAAACCTAGCAGTCCAAAAAGAATTATCAGGAAAATTAACAGATGCAGAATCAAAACGCTATGATTTTTTAGCTGGTAAAATCACAAAATACGATACTGTTTTAAAAGGGGTTGATGCTTCTATGGGTAAGTATCAAAGAAACGTAGGAAACTATGCAAGTGGATATAACGCATTAGGCAACTCTATAAATCAATTAACTAGAGAAGCTCCAGCTTTCGCAAATAGCGTACAAACTGGGTTTATGGCGATATCTAACAACTTACCTATATTTTTTGATGCAATTAGCTCAACAAAAAATGAATTGAAAGCATTAAGAGAACAAGGTCAAGAAGTGCCAAGTTTATTTTCTAAAATAGCAGGTTCATTTTTGACATGGGGAACAGTTTTAAGTGCAAGTGTAACATTATTGACTTTGTTTGGTCCACAAATGATTGAAGCTATAACAGGTTCAAAAGAAAGAGCTAAGGCACTTGAAGAAGAAAAAAAAGCACTTGAAGAAAAATCAAAAGCAGAAGATGAGGCAAGAGGCGTTTTGGCTCGTTATCAAAGTGAAGAAATTTCAAGAGCAAAAATATTACTTGAAAACGCAAAAAATTTAGAGTTACCGTATAAAAAAAGACTAGAAGCGGTTAAAGAATTACAAACTAGGTATCCTGAATATTTGGGGAATCTAAGTAAAGAAAAAATACTTGCAGGAGATACGGCAAATGCTGAATTAAAACTAAACGATGCCTTAGTAAAAAGAGGTATAGCATTAGCTTCTCAACAAGCTATTCAAGACGAAATAAATAATGGTTTAAAAAATCAAAAATGGTTAAATGACAAACTAAATGAAATTCAAGAAAAAAGACTTGAATTAGGTAATAAAATATCTAAAATAGACCCTTTTACAAAAAATAAAGAACAACAAAAAAACTATGAAGAGTTATCTTTGCAACTAACAAGACTTTTTTATTTAGAAGGAACACTAAAAGAGCAATACGATACTAAAAATAAAACTATTCAAAACAGTATTAAATATTACTTAGAGCAATATAACGCAAACGCTAAATATATCGGAACCGTGCATGATGAAACTGACTCTATTGGTAAAAACTCAAAAGCTAAAGAAGAAAACCTTAAGTTTGGAACAGAAGCATGGTTAAGAAAAGAAATATCAAATTTAGAAGAATTAAGAAGTAAAACAGCAGATAGTACAGAATCATATAAGGAAATAGGGGGAGCAATTGCTTTTTATAATAAGTGGTTAGAAACCTTAACAGGAACGCAGAAAAAAGCAAATAAAGAAACAGAAAAAGTAGAAGAAACTTTAAAATATGGAACTATTCCTTATTATCAAAAGTTGCAAAAAGAATTAGTTGATTTACAAAATTTAGTAA